GAGGGCGACAAAGTCACCTTCGGACTGCGTACACAGTTGTCTGGTGAAGGTGTTAGCGGCGACGGCACACTGGAAGGTAACGAAGAAGCGCTGACCACGTACGATGACTCGGTCTATATCGATCAACTCCGCCATGCTGTACGCAGCAAGGGCAAGATGTCAGAGCAGCGGGTACCGTTCACGGTACGCGATGAAGCTCGCGACGGCTTGGCCGACTGGTGGGCTGATCGCATGGACACAGCCTTTTTCAACCAGGCCTGTGGCAACACGGGTGAGACCAATACCAAGTACACCGGCATGCAGGCCACATCGGATGCATCCACCAACCGCCTTATTCTTGCAACCAGCTCAAGCCCCGGCAACGAGGCATCGCTGTCAGCATCGGATACGTTCACCCTTGAGATGATCGACAACGCGGTTGAAGTGGCTATTACCGGCGGTTCAGCTGGCGATCAGATTCCCCTGGTACCGATTCGTATCGGTAAGGAGAAGAAGTTCGTTATGTTCCTGCACCCTTACCAGGTGACGGATCTGCGTACCAATACGGCAACCGGCCAGTGGCTGGATATCCAGAAGGCGGCAATGTCCGGTGGAGCGGTATCCAAGAACCCGATCTTCTCGGGCGCCCTGGGTGAGTACAACGGTGTTGTGCTTCACTCGAACACTCGCGTCCCTGCCGCACCAACCAATTCCAGCGCACGCCGTGCTGTGATGTGTGGTGCCCAGGCTGTTGCGTGTGCGTTTGGACGCCAGGCCGGCAAGAACACCTACTCCTGGAAAGAGGAAATGTTCGACTACGGCAACTCGCTCGGTGTTGCAGCAGGTTCAATCTGGGGTATGAAGAAGTGTGTCTTCAACTCAGAGGACTTCGGCACCATTGTCTGTTCAACCTATGCAGTAGCGCATACCTAATCGGAGGAATCAAAGCTTATGACTACATATGCAGCCGATAAGGCAAAAACGGGCGCACAGCCACGTCTGGTACATGCCGGCGGAATCCAGGTACTGGCCAAGTTCAATCTGGCCGAGACCTTGTCCGCAACCGGTGTGTCAGCAGGCGACGTCATTCAGATGGCCAAGATCCCTCATGGATCGATCATTGACGATCTGAAGGTCATCATGACCGGCACTGGTAACGATACCAAGGCCGTAGTGACGATCGGTGACGGCGGCTCAGCAACAAGGTTCTTCGGTTCGGCATCGCTGTCGCTAACCGTAGGCCACACCATCGTTCTGTCAGACAACTGGGGTTACCAGTACAATCTGTCAGACGACGCGGCGGATCAGTACGATACGATCGACATCACTGTCGGTACGATCACTTCTGCAACAGCGACTGGGACGATCACGATGTTGATCTCCTATCACTGCGACGAAGCAGATCCAGCGTAACTAACCGGCCCCCGCTTCGGCGGGGGTTTTACTATCAACAGGGGAAAACTATGCTTGAAAAAGTATCATTGAAGGAGGTCATTGATCATGCCCAGGAGCTGCAACGCCGCGGCTTGTATGATCAGTCGATCAACGTCATTAACCAGGTTATTGGGCAACACCCTGATAACCCCTATTTACTGTACGTCTACGCGGGCGGACTGATGCGCAAGGGCGATTTCGGTACCGCCTCCGTCCTGCTTCACAACGCGCTGCGCGCACTGCCCGAGTTCGCCGAGGCGCACAACAACCTTGCTGTCTGTTATCGACGTGAATACCACATCGAGAAGTCGCGCGAGGAAGCCCTCCTGGCTATCAAACATAAGGCTAATTGGCCCGACCCGTACAACAACCTGGCCGGAACCTATATCAACGAGGGCTGTCCAGCCGAGGGAATCGAGTACGCCGACAAGTGTATGGAACTCAACGAAGAGGGTACCGCCGAGTGGCACAAGGCCCGATGGAACAAGTGCCTGATGCTGCTGGAGATGGGCGAGTACCGCGAAGGATTCGAGCTCTATGAGTCCGGCATTGATTGTGGTGAGCGCCCCCGCAGGAATTACAGCGAGGACCTTGACGAGCCGACGCCGTACCTTGACAAGATTTCCAAGCTGAAGCCGGAACACACCATCGTGGTCTACGGTGAGCAGGGTATGGGGGATGAAATCATGTTCCTGTCGTGCCTGCAGACGGTGATTGATACCGGTGCAGCCATTATCCTTGACGGTCACCCCAGGATGGTCACCCTGTTCCACAGGACCTGGCCCGAAATCGAGATACACAATACCCGCAAGCGTGACACTATAACCTGGTCCCTGGACCGTCAGATTGATTTCTGCGTATCCGTGGGCTCACTGCCACGCCTTCACCTCCAGGCACACGATACGTTCAGCCAGCGCCCTTACATTAAGCCGGCCAGCGATATAGCGGCCAGCATGCGCCGCGATCTGCATTCGGACGGACGCCCCGTGATCGGGATCGCATGGGCTGGTGGAACGAAGAAGACCAACAACCACTACCGCTCACTCAATAAGGACATGATTGAGTTCATAACGTGCAACCAGCAGTACCGATTCGTATCACTTCAGTACGACAATGATGGTTTCATGCCGGAAGGGGTCGAGGAGACGTGGGAAATCTGCCAGCACTACAACTACGACCTGACTGCAGCACTGGTTGACGCCTGTGACGCCGTTGTGGCCATCAACACCTCCGTGGTTCACCTCGCCGGTGCCATGGGTAAGCGTGTATTCTGCCTGACACCCAGCAAGCCGGCATGGCGTTATGGCATCGAGCGTAAAGACATGCCCTTCTACCCGGACGTGCACCAGTACCGCCAGAACGGTGAGGACTGGAAGGTAGCCATCATTGGTTTACTGCGCGACCTGGACATATGGGCAAACTTAAATCATAAACAGGGGATTATCGGAGCATGAGCACCATCACAGAAGAGTACCGCCAGCTGAACCAACAGCTGCACGAGAACGCGGAGTACGGCGCCCACAACGCGCACCGCTGGGTCCAGGTGGTCAATGACCTGACATGGGAGTTCGAGACCTTCAGCGTACTGGATTACGGCTGCGGCAAGGGCAACCTGGCCAGGCTCCTGTCAAAGATGGCTGTGAAGAACTACGACCCCGCTGTGTCTAAATTCAGTGAGCCGCCGGAACCGGAGGACATCGTGATATGCACCGACGTAATGGAACACGTCGAGCCCGCCTGCCTGGATGATGTAATCGATGACCTTAAGCGGGTCACGAATATTGCGCTGGTACTGAACATTGCCCTGAGACCAGCCAAGAAAACCCTTGCCGATGGTCGCAACGCACACCTGATTATTGAGGACATCGAGTTCTGGCTCAACAAGTTCGCCAAGTACTTTGACCTGCTGAGTATCAGCGGCAAGAACGGGTCCGAGGTCAACATGGTCATGTACAAACGTGTGGAGCACTGATGAGTATTACGTCAAAAATAGACGCGATCACCCACCTGACTGAGGAATATCGCAAACCCATACTTCCAGCGCCCAGGTCGGTGAAGATCGAGCTGACGGGCCGCTGTAACTTCAAGTGTACCTTCTGTGCACGTTCTGACCGTTTACGGGAACAGAAGGCTATGGACTGGGGACTGTTCACGCAGCTATTGGACGAGATGCGCGAGGCCGGTGTTGAAGAGCTGGGCCTGTTCTATCTGGGTGAGTCCTTCATGGACAAGCGCCTGGAGGACGCCATCAAGTACGCCAAGGATATCGGCTTCCCGTACGTGTTCCTGACCACCAACGGATCCCTGGCCACCGCGGAACGGGTCCAGACCTGCATCGTGAACGGCCTGGACTCGCTCAAGTTCAGCCTGAACTATGCCGACGAGGACCAGTTCGAGAACATCGCCCGGGTGAAGAAGCGCATGTTCCACGATATGCTGCAGAACATCAGGGATGCGAAGAAGATCCGCGACAGCATCGAGCAGCTCAGCGGTAAGCACTGCGGGCTGTACGCGTCCTACATCGAGTACGACGGCGAGCAGGGTGAACGCATGAAGGCCATGGCCAAAGAGATGGAGGCTTATGTTGATGAGATCTATGCACTTCCACTATATAACCAGGCAGGCTTCGTTACAGAGAGGGAGAAGGCGTCAGATATGGTACCGACGCAAGGCAACCGCGGACGACTGGAAAACCTCGCTGAAGGACTACCCTGCTGGGCCATGTTCGCAGAAGGGCATATCTCGTGGGACGGGAAGCTGACCGGGTGCTGTTTCAGTCATACGCCTGACTTTGACTTTGGTGACCTGGTGGAGATGCCCTTCATGGATGCCTGGAACTCGGACCGTGCGCAATGGTTCCGCGAGCACCACCTGGCGAAGGATGTTGCCGGTACACCATGCGAGGGGTGCTTTAAATCATGAGGCTGAATACTGTCTTTATTGGTTATGAGCCCGCCGAATCGGTGGCCTATCACACCCTGGTGGCCTCAATCATGTCCAACACATCCCGGCCGGTTATGATCGTGCCGCTGGACAAGACCAAGCTTGGCTGGTGTCACAAGCGTGAGCTGGATCCGAAGCAGAGCAACAGCTTCACTTATGTTCGCTTCCTGGTGCCCTTCCTGATGAATTACCAGGGTCATGCCTTATTCATGGACTGCGATATGATCGTTCGTGAGGACATCAACGAGCTGTTCGAATGGGCCGATGACACCTCAGACGTGATGTGCGTGCAGCATCCTGACTACACTTCATCGATGGAAACCAAATACCTGGGTACCAAGCAGTACAACTATCCCAGGAAGAACTGGTCATCGGTGATGCTATTTAACAACGCCCTGTGTCAGAAGCTGACCCCGGAGTACATCGACAAAGCCAGTCCGGCAGACCTGCACCAGATGAAGTGGGCCAAGGTCATTGGGTCCCTGCCAAGAGCCTGGAACCACCTCGTGGGTGAGCAGCCCGAGCGGCACGATGCGAAGATCGTACACTACACACTGGGGACACCCTGCTGGCCGCGATTCCGTAACTGCGAATACGGTGACGAGTGGGAGATGTACCACAGAGGGGTAAACTGGTACCTGCCTGAGAACCTGGAGGACACTGGCTAATGAGCACTTTTGGGATAATGCAGTCCGATATAGCGGATGAATTAAACAAGACGAACCTGACCTCGCAGATCAAGCGGAGCATCGTTGCAGCGATGAAGAAGTACCGCAACAAGCGATTCAAGTTCAACAAGGCCTCGAGCACCTTTACAACTTCTGATGGCCTAGCGGAGTATCCCCTTCCTGATGGCTATATCGGCGACGAGTTGATTGAGGTGCTCGATGGCAACTTCAAGGACACACTGACAAAGCGGGATTATGCGTGGGTAGCCGACCACGACAATCACCAGTCCTACAAGTCAGAACCTCGAGTGTATGCCATCATTGACGGGTCGAACATGAGACTGTTCCCCGTCCCTAACAACAGTGCCAATACCACCAGTGGGGACTACCCGCTGCTGGTGCACTACCACAAGGACCTGAACGCGCCCGGTATTGCCGGCGCAATCAGTCGCAGCGCCACGGACAATGTAACCAATGCCTGGATGACGGACGGCTTTGACCTGATCCGTCTTGAGGCGAAGATGCGCATCTACCTTGATGTTATCCGGGGTCCAGAGTCTGCCCAGGAGGCGGTCAAGCTAATTAAGTTGCGCGATGACGCACTTAACTCACTCAACAAGGAATACCAGCAAGCGGTGGCTTCTGGGTCCGTCCAGCCGTATTTTTAGGAGAACGCTATGGGTATCGAAGTCGCATCGTACATATCAGAACTGAATCCATTGAACCCACTGGGGACGGATAAAAGGTCAACAGCTGATGATCATGATCGGCTGATAAAGACCGTACTGCAGGGGCAGTTCCACAATTTCTCGGCGACCGCGGTTGACTGTACCGTGGCTGAACTCAATATACTCGATGGTGTAACGCGTACAACGGCAGAGATAAATAATCTTCAGCAGGTGGACCTGGGTACCCCGGTAAGCTGTTCAGGTGCTGGACCTATTAATATAACAGGAATACCGTCATGGGCTAAGACTATAAGTATTACATTAGATGGTGTTGGAACCAATGACGCATTCGCGATATTGAGTTTGCGCGTTGGTGACTCAGGGGGGGGGTATGCATCCAGTGGATACAGGGTAACAACAGGTCAGGTATCAGGAACCCCAGGGTCTTCCACATCAACAATCAATATACCGCTGCAGACGGACGCCGGTGCGCTATTTGATGGTACTGTGACATTATCATTGCATAACGCAACAACTTACAAATATGGAATATCGGGTAATGTTGCACTAAGTGTGGGCGGTAAATCGCTTACCATAGGTGGCTCGGTAACTTTATCAGGATTGCTAGACAGGGTGCAGATATTGACATCAAGCGGAGTGTTTGATGCAGGAACAATAAATGTATTATATGAAGGATGATCTTTACTGACCCACATTATGAACATTGACTTTTCAGACATGAACGGCGGCATCATTCAGGATCTGCCAGCCGAATTAATAGGTCGCAATCAGTGGTCTGATGGGAACAATGCGCGCTTTGTAAGAGCACAAGTATCAAAGATTGCTGGCCATACTGAGGTGTTCGGCACAGCATCTGGATCTACCACTATAGGCAGTCTTGCGCTTGGTAACGCTATCTGGTTAAACAGTATCGATGATGATAGCCAGAATCCATGGTGGGTCTATTGCGATACTGACAGGATTTTCGCTACCGATGGGGCTACCCATTATCATATCTCATACTCAGCCACAAGCAGTGCATCACAGACTGCTCCGTTTGCGGCAACACTTGACTACGGATGGAACGGTGGAAACTTCAACGGCGTGGCGATCATTAACTCACATGCCCAGTTGCCAAGGTACTGGGTCCCAGGATCGAGTAATAAGACAATAGAGCTAACGGCATCAGCAATCTTTACTGCGTGCCGGGTAATACGACCATACAAGACCTTCCTGATGGCCATCGGGGTCGATGAGGGAGCTGGGTTTAATGATAACGTGGTCCTCTGGCCGACCGCTGCGGATGTTGGTGGGCTCCCGCCTTCGTGGGATTACAGTGATACGACTGAGGACGCGGGCCGGGTTCAGCTTGATGACGGTTTCGGTATCCTGCTCGATGGTGAGCGCATGAGGAATGATTTCATGGTTTACGCGGAACATGCCATATATCGTTTCAGCCCGGTGCCTAGTAATGCCATATTTTCCATCCGGCGCATATTCAGCGAGGTTGGGTTACTGACCCGTAACTGCATCGCCACCGTTCGCCACCGTCACGTATTTCTTGGTGATGGCGACATCTACATGCACGATGGCCAGAGCATGGACTCAATCGTTACCAAGAAATGGAAAAACTGGGTATTTAGTCAGATCGGAGAGAACTGGCGCCGGTCCTACGTGGTGGCCAATTATGAACACAATGAGGTCTGGTTCTGTTTCCCAGTCGGCGTGGATGAGCACCCAACGAGGGCCCTGGTGTGGGACTTTGACGACAACACGTTCAGCTCACGGGATCTGATTGGCTCGACCCTTGGTGGCGCCTCTTTTATGGCGTACGGCAAGTTGCCACAGAGCGGTGATGACAGTTTCGACACTGGCCCGGATATCACTTTTGACGCTGAAGTAGAGAAGGTATTCGACACGACAGATAGTGAAATTAATGTTCGTGATATCGTCATGGCGTCTTATCTTGACATCAACAGGTTTGTTACGCTAACCGGTACCGCCACATTAATCGGTGGCCCCGCAAGCCTGACTGACGCTGGAGCTGACTTTGTGAATGACGGGGTTTTGATTGGCGACACCATTACCAATGTTACAACGAGCAGTTCACCAAGCGTTATATTGGCCGTTGTAGCAACTAGTATTATTTGCACAGACGCCATATGGACTATTGGCAACTTTGACGATTACAAGATTGATGGCGTTATAACGACATTAGACAAATCAGCTTTCTTCGAGGTGGATTCCGGGCTGAAATTTGACGAGAGCAGTTATACCTTTCATGTAGAGAAGGACTGCCTCCCGCTTGGCCGTAACGGAAAGTTCAGCCAATACGATGAGTATCAGATTGATGCGATCCGTCCCCGCGTCAGATCAGCCCTTGGCGGCAACTTGACGGTTAAGGTCTATATGCGCGACTCGGTCGGAGACGCGCCGGTATTGATAGACACCGCCACGTTTGTTATGGGTGTTGACGATAAAGTTGATGTCAGGGCCACAGGCACGGTGTGCACGGTGCGTTTTGAGTGCAGCGATGATACGGACGCTGAGATCAACGGCTTCGGTATCGACTACGATATCGTCGGGTCCAGGCCAAGGTAATGGCCCGCGACAGACACAGGCGTTCATGGGCGGCAGGTGATGAAGCCCAGCTGGCCGCTGGATCGTCTAGAAAGGGGACGTACTATCAGGTTGAAGAGCCGCCGCTGATACGAGATCGTCAGGCGATCATAAAGAACCTTGAGGATATCACCGAGTGGGCGGCGCGTGAATTGAGGCGAATCTCCGACGAGATCCTGATCGGGCTTGAGGACAGTATCTGTATCCAGTCGTACACGGCTGTGCCAGCTCGCGGGGTTGAGTCAAACATACACGGCGGTATATATCAGATAGCCACCGCCGGGGCTCTGAGTTCAGGCGCGGCCCTCGTAGTAACGCAGGGTCTCGGGAAGTTGTTCGTTGTTGTCAATACCGCCACGGTTGATGCCGGCGTGATAAAGGTCAAAGGGACGGTTGTCGATCGAAACACAGGGGCGGAGGCGACCGGGACCAGTACGCTGACCCTGTCCGGCGTGACCACGGATGGCAGCACGACCGATGCCAACGGTAACCCGGTGCACAGCTTCACCAGGGCCTATATCACAAACAAGTGGTTCCGTGACACCTGTACATTTTCAACGGCCGTGGCCGACATTCAGGACATCGATGTCTACCATATCAGTTTCGAGCAGTTCAATGATAGCCGCGACCTGTGGTTGACCACCTTCGATGCAAATCTGTGGACCAGTGCAACAACAGCCAAGTTCGACGCGTACCTGTACTCGGTGATTCCGAACGGATCCAAGCTGGACATCACCGCAGAGGCCTCGCTCAACCTTGGCACGCCGGTTGCGGACAGGTACTATAGGTTGAGAAGGGGAAATCTTGACAAGGCTCTGGACGGATCGAAGGATGGTGTTTTTGTTGATGTGCACTATGCGAACACTCCGCCCAATATCGAGGATGTGACCATCAAAGTATGGGCAGCACGGGAGATATGATGAACGACAACGATTACCTTCAGCCAGCCTACCGGCAGAACCTGTCAAGTCCTGTCTCGCGGACATCCATCCTGAATCTGCAGGCCGCTATCGCTACCATTCCGGGGCATATGACCGAGGATGACTTTAATCCCGTGCATCACTTCTCTGAAGGGGTGTATGTCAGGGAGCTATTCATCAAGGCCGGTGATGTTGTTGTTGGCAAGATACACCGACACAATCACATGGCCATGCTGGTGCATGGTCGTGCTATTGTGGTTGATGAGTCCGGCAGGGTGGAGATGGAGGCGTTCCACATCTGGGAATCCAAGGCCGGTGTCAAGCGTGCGGTGTACGCGATTGAGGACTGCATCTTCGTGACCATTCACCCGACCGACGAAACCGATTTAGACAAGATTGAGCAAGACGTAATTGCGCCCAGCTATGCGGCGCTGGAGAGAGAGTCATGACTTGGGGGTATATTGGTGGAGCCGCTGTAGGCGTTGGTGGTAGCTTTTTGCTTGATAAATTCGGTGGTGACGATGGTCAACAGCAGACAGTGAGCAATGCCCCGTGGGGGCCGTATCAACCCTACATGATTGGCACACCAGGCGCTCCAAAACCAAGTCGAGAGAGCTTTTATACAGGCGGCACAACAGGCACAGGCCCGAAAGATATGTGGGGTGATCCCTTATTCGGTGGTGGCGGTGGCGGTGGTCCTGGGGTGTTCGACGAGGCGGGTTATAACGCAGCGATAAAGGAATGGGAGGAGACTCAAGCCGATTCAGGGGCCGTTGGCCGCCTTAATGAGATGATCGGGGGCCGGTCGTACTATCCCGGAGACCCTGTTGCCAACCTGACACCGGAGCAGATGCAAGGTATCCGGTCAATGATGGGCGCCGGCGGTACCATGGAGGGGTTCAACGAGCAGCTTGGCGGACAGATGGGCATGTTCATGGACCCGTCTTTTATGGATCCGAACAAGAACCCGTACCAGAAGCAGTACGTTGACGCCGCCATTCGGCCACTGACCCAAGCCTACACTGAGCAGGCACTCCCGGCAATCAGGGGCGGTGCGCGCATGACCGGTGGATCCGATTACGGTTCGACTCGCCAGGGTGTAGCGGAGGGCATCATGGGCCGTGGTTACCTTGACGCGGTGGGTGATGTTACCTCTGGAATGAACACTGAGTTGTACGGCAAGAACATCAATGCAGTACAGCGCGCTATGGGTATGAGTCCCATGTACGCGCAGATGATGGGCGTGCCCGGGCAGATGTACGGTTCGGCCGGATCGGTCCTGCAGGGCCAGAAGCAGGCCGAGATCGGCGGCGAAATGGACAGGTACGGCTACAACCGTGATATACCATGGAACGACAACATGGCCTTCATGAACATGCTTCAGGGCGGCAGCGGTGGTACAACCACGACGTCCGGCGGCAGCGGTGGCGATATGATGAATATGCTGGGTATGGGAATGATGGGCGCCAAGCTTGGCGGCGCCTATGGTGACTGGAATACGAGCAATAAAATCGGCAAGGACCTCGACGAGATGTTCAGCGACCCGAATATGTTTTAGGAGATAGTTATGGCTTTTGATATGCAGAAACTAATGCAGGACCCGATGATGGTCACGGCCCTTAATATGATGGCCCAGTCAGGCTTTCAGCCAGGAGCCAATGCAGGGTCTCGACTGGGCGCGGCGGGGCTCAACTCCATGCGGCAGCTGCAGGGTATTGAGACCGCCTCGGCCAATCGGACCTGGCGCGAAAACCAGTCCAAGATCCAGGAGGAGCGCAACAAGATCGCGCAGGAAATGCAGCAGAAGCGCTTCGAGCTGCAGCAGAAGCAGTTCGCTGAGACCCAGCGTGCGAACCAGGCCGCTGAGGACATTACCGGCCAGCCATTAGCCTGGCACGCGCCCACGAGCGCTGGTGCACCTGGCACCTACACGATGGGCGGCAGACCTGTTTCACCGCGTTATGAGGACCCCATGGCGGCCCTGATGCGATCCCTAAATACGGGCAACGCACCAACCCTCCCCGGCATGCCGTCAACCGCCGCACCGCCGGGAGGTCAGGCAGCGCCGGCCGCCGCACTGCAGTACCTGCAGGCAAACCCGGATCAGCTTCCCGCGTTTATTCAGAAGTATGGCTACGACCCCACCAGGTAACGCGTTCGATCAGTTCGACGCACCAGCCGGGAATGCGTTCGATCAGTTCGACGCACCTGCGGCTGCGCCCAGCGTGTTTGACCAGTTCGACGCGCCCGACATCGGCATGATGAGTAATATCGCTCGCGGCGCTGGTGAGCGTGCGGGTACTCTTGCTGGTAATGTGGCTGGATTTGCAGCGACAGCCGGGGACAGGCTGGAAGACAATTATCCACTTGGCGGCCTGGTTTGGGAGGGCGATAGCATCATCCCGTCCTATAAGACCGGCGAGGAGTACGCCCAGTGGACTGCGAAGGAAGGTACTACGAACGTACTAAGGGCGGCCCAGGATGAATTGACCAACCTTGATTTCGGGTATAAACCCAGATCCACATGGGAAGGTGTGAAGTCGTCCGATGGCGGCTGGGATCTAGCCAAGAACGTGGGCGCCTTCGCACTCGAGCAGGGCCTGGTTTCCGTGCCGGATATGGCCGCAATTATGGCACTGCCAACCTTGCCGGCCTATCTTGCCTCGAGGACCGAGGAGATTGCCCAGGAGCGCGCAAAGAACGACGAGCGCACAGAGCCAACAACCGAGGACATGGCCTACGCCGGATCGGCGGCCCTTGCTGTAACCGCCCTGGATCGATTCGGGCTGGGTAAGATGCTGGCGCCATTCAAGAACAGCAACCAGCTGATGAAGAAGATCGGCACCGCTGCGCTGACAGAGACCGTGACGGAAGGTATTCAGGAGGGTCTTGAGTACACCGCTGAGGCCGCTGGAACAAAAGCGCCGTACACCCAGGAACAGCTTATCGACCGTATGGCAGCCGGGGCTGTGGCCGGTGGTGTCTTTGGTGGCGGTGTTGCCGGGGTTGGCGGGGCTTACAGCAAGATAACAGAGCCAGGCCCGCAGGAGCCTATAAAGCAGGAACCCCCAAAGCAAGAAACGGCCGAGGATATTGTTGGTGACTGGTCTGGCGGTAAACTGGTCCGGCCCCCGATGGATGATATGGCCGACAGAATAGAGCAGCCGGCCTACCACGGCAGTC